GATAATTGATTTAAATTGTATACCTCAACACATTGAGGAAAAAATTAATAATGAGTTTAATGATGTTAAAGTAGCAACTAGAGATAAAATACTAGGCTACTTTATAAACAAGAAACTTAAAACTTTAATCGAAGTCATTGATGAATTTTAGACTTCGAAAGAACTGTTAAGGAGAAACAAATGGTTATTATAAGAAGAAATCCTGACGGCACAGTTGCCAGTCAAGAAGGCGGTGTTAATATGAACACTCCATCCCATCCAGCACTATCAACTAAAAGAGGAATGCAAGCATTAGCAGACGCTGGTAGACCTGTATCAACTTTAATGAGTGAGATTGCTACAAAAGTAAATAACGCAAAAGATAAACCTAGAAAACTTAAAGTATTAAAAGATCATGATTCTGTGCCTTTAAGACAAATTCTAAAAGGTGCTTTTGATCCAAAGATAGAGTGGTTATTACCTAAAGGTGATGATATACCATTCAATAAAAATGACGCCCCAATAGGAACTGAACATACAATATTAAGCCAAGAGGCAAAAAGATTATATCTTTTCACAAAAGGTGGCGATAATACATTATCACAAAATAAAAGAGAGACTTTATTCATACAAATGTTAGAAGGACTAACTGGCGAAGAAGCAGATTTCTTAATCACAGTTGTTAATAAAAAGATCAATAACAAATATAAAGGTTTTACTGCCAATCTAGTAAAAGAAGCATTCGGTTGGAATGATGATTTTATGAAAAAAGAGTAAAATATAGGGGTTATTGCTGTAATATACCTAGGACCCCCTATCAAAAACCCTTGTTTTTCAACAGTTTAAGACACTCTTAAATCGTTGATTTTCAAGGGTTTTTTTATGCAAATTATTCCTAAAAAGCGCAGAAAACAAGGGTTTTTTATACCAGAAAGTGCTTGATTTATATCTCAATATAGTGTATTATATAATCATAAATCGAAAGGATATATTATGAAAACAGAAGAAAACGGTATTTGGTCAGACTTCGCTTTAGAAGGTCTTGAAGAAGGTGGTTATTAGTGAAAACAACTTTTATAGTTTTTAAAAATAAAGAACATATGATTTACCATATTTGGAAATCAAATCAAGAAAACTGGAAACAAAATGTTTCGGTAGTAAATGCTTTATCTAAAGCAAAATATTCAACTAAAGGAACATACTCTGCTCAACCGACTGCCTCAACATCATTTTATAGATATATGTTGACTACTTTAGGTAAAGGTTGGGAAACAGAAGCTTTTGAGTATGATAACATTGACACAAATACTGCTAAAAATGAATTACAAGAATTACATTCTTTATATCAGAGTGATGAATATAAATGTATTAGTGATGAAAAGTTCCGTGAGTTATCAGGAAAATATGCTGGTAAAAAGTATAAAGAAATGTTAACAGCAAACTTAACTTTGAAAAGAGCAAAAGAGTGGGCAAAAAAATTATTAGAATCATGTTTAGTTGATTATGACGATTCTGATATAACTAAAGTTGCTATAAGAGCGATTATCCCAAAATATGAATTACACAATCTTAGTCAATGGTGGGCTTGGGTGTATGAAGAATATACTAAATAATACAACGAGATATCAAATATGAAATTAAATAGATACGAAAAAAAGATATTACAAGGAATCGTAGATAACCGTAAAGGTATTTACGAAACACCTAAACGAGATAGAGGTAATTATAAACCTTGTAAGGAATATGATGCCGCTTTATCTTTGTTTATGAAAAAACTTATTTATGCAGAAGCACAAAATGAGTTATTAATGGAAGGTCCTGCAACACCAGAACCAAAGTTTAGATGGTTCAAGTGTCGTCTATATAAACCTTATGCAACAAAAAGAGAGTTGAGGAAATTATTATAATGTTTAAATTGACTTTAATTATTGCTCTAATCGCTTTTGGGATTAGTAAGTATAACGAAAAATATAATTGTACAGATGACGGTTGTCCTGATTTTTATGATGAGATTGAAGTACCACTTCCTGATGAAAATATCAGAGGTGATTTAAGAGAAATTGAAAAAGACTGGAAACAAGCAGTTGTAGTTCCTTACAGAGAAATAGAACTAAAATATGCTGTTCATAAAGTTGTTCAAAAAGAATACAATTTACCACAAGTTGATATATCATCAAATGAGAGATTTGTAAAATCTTTAAATAGTTGTATCAATTACTTGTATGAATATATACAACCAGAATATCATATACCTAATGAACTGATTATTGCTCAGGCAGTTATTGAAACTGGCTGGGGTAAATCTAGATTTGCTAATGAAGGTAATAATCTTTTTGGTATTCGAACTTGGGATAAAGATGAACCATATCTATTACCTATACCTTGGACAAAATGGCCAGGATGGGGTGTGAAAATGTATAGTAGTAAATGCGAAAGCGTCATAGACTATTTACATATACTAAATAATGTATCAGCATTTAAAGAGTTAAGAGCCGCAAGAGATAGTGGTATTGATGACGCTTTAATTCTTGCAGATTATCTTTCAAAATATGCTAGTAAACCTACATATACTGAACTTGTAAAAGAGATAATTAAGTATAATTTAAGAGGTGTCTATGAGTTATAGAATGGATTTATTTTGGCATAGAGCAGCAAACTTATATAAGATGTATCAAGGTGCTGAAGATCCAGATTTCAAAAGAATATGGATGGATAAACTACAAGAATTGATGAGAAGTATTAGTAGGGTTGACAAAAAAGAACTAAACTGATATAATAGTATTATGAATATATTTTATTTACATAATGATCCAAAAGTGTGTGCTGAACTTCATGTTGATAAGCATGTGGTTAAGATGATAGTCGAATATGCTCAATTATTATCAACAGCAAAAAGAATGATAGATGGTGTTAAATATCAGGCACTATCTAAAACAGGTAGAAAGGTACAAAGGTATAGATTACCTAACCCAAATGAAGAAGCAACTGTTTACAAGGCGGTACATTACCACCATCCTAGTGCTGTTTGGGCTCGCTCTTCTACTCAACATTATAACTGGTTGTACAACTTGTTCAGGGAACTTGGGAAAGAATATACCCACAGATATAAGAGAGACCACAGTACAATTGAACTGCTCAAAGACCTTTTGAGCCACCCACCAGTTAATTTACAAGACAACGGTTGGCAAGAACCACCACCTGCTATGTCTCATTTTCCACAATGTATAGTACCAGGTGATTCTATTCAATCGTATAAAAACTATTACAACGAAGCAAAAGCATATTTTGCTAAGTGGACTAATAGAGAAACACCAGAATGGTTTATAGGGAGTATAACATGATTAAATTTATTCACGATAGTTGGGAAGGTATAATGAACGCAGATATGAATCCGTTGAAACACATTCCTGATTTACAAGTAAGACATTTAGCGATACAATTACTAGCATGGATGTGGTGTATTGCTTTTTCATTATATTTTGGGTCTTTCGTAGTTTTTGGTTACACGGTAGTCGCTCACTTTATTTTAATTATTGCAGTAGTAGTAACTGTTGTAGTATTTCAAAACGCAGAAAAAAGAAAACACTATCACGCTCAAGGTACTTTTAAATACGAAGAAACAGCTGCAAAGTATGAGGATATATGGTAGTGGCAAAAGATATGTATCATAATCCTAACTTAAATTTAAAAGAATGGTGGAAAAGAATACCAGATAGTAAAGACTATGGCATGACAAGTTATTCTGTAAAGTATAGTTATGAGATTTGTCCTAGTTGTGAAAGTGATTTAGTTGATGGTAAATGTGTGATTTGTTCTGTTAGTGAAGAAGAATAAATTAATTACTGAAACAAGACGACAAAAAAGAAAAGCAAAACATATTGCGAAAAGAAAAGGTAGAATAGATTATAGAACGAATCGACCAGGAAAAAGAAAATGACATTTTTACAAGGATTAGGATTATTAGCATGTGGAATGATTGTAACAATGGTATTTTGGTTTATATTATCTAAAGCATTTGAATATGAAAGAAGAAAGATGAAAAAATGAAAGAATTTATATCAGCAATAATTATCGCTATGTTACTAACTTGTGGTGTAGTTTTTACAGATTATCCTGAGAAATGGTTTAGACATGGTATGGAATGTGATGGTTCTATCGGCGGTGGTTGTGCGTGTACAGAAAATTCGAAAGGATTACTATGCAAGTGATTAAAGGTATTTTAGTTATTGTTTTAATTATTTTTGTATTAGTTATATCAATAGGTTTATAATGAGAATAATACAAAAATTATTAAAAGGTAGTAGTTTAACACTTGCTCTTGTTTACACAGCAGGACACATTTGTATTGCTATGGCCGTAGTATCAATATTAACTGGTGCAAGTTTATTTGAAGCAGGATTAGTTGCATTGATTGAACCAAGTATCAATGGTGTGTGGTTCTACGTGCTACATAAATCATGGAAACATTTTAATGCTTGAATTTAACTACAAACTAGATTATAAAAATTTATTATTTACACCAAACGATAAAAGATATAGAATAGGTCGTGGTGAACAAGGTGTATTATTAGTCAGACCATATACAAATGATATATGTAAATACTGGCGTTTTAAAACACCTATGGAAGCATATCTTTCAGCTTCTAGAATATTATTTTTATATCATCAATATAAAGAACAAGATGATTTTGTCGGTATGGATATGGCAAGAAAATTTTTAGAAATGGGTTTTACTAGATCACGAAGATATGCAAATCATAAAGATGGTAAAAAGTATGATGAAAACAGACAGATAC